GCCGCTTTCCGAGGAAGCACTAGCGCACCTCCAGTCGCGAGTAAATGATTATTACAACATGTTTGTTAGGGGCGTCGCCCAAGGCCGGAAGGTTAGCGTGGACGCGGTACTTGGGGGCATGGGGCAGGGCCGCTGCTACGGCGCCGACCAATCGCGCAAGGAAAACATGGTGGATGACGTGCTGACGCTAGATCAAGTCGTCGCGCGCATGCAAAGCAAAATGAAATCTGCCGCACCGAGCCGTTTGGCACGGGCGCAGCGAGAATTAGCTATTACGGGTTAGTGCAAGCCCATCGCTGACGCCCTTTGGCGTTATCGCGTAGCCCATAGGCTACACCCGCACAAAACACGACCGCCAACTGGCGGTTTTTTTATGCCCGAAATTAGGAACAACTAAATGAACAAGCAACTGCGCGAGCTGCACGCTCGCAAGGCAAAGCACGTCGCTGCAATGCGTGCGATCACCGACAAGGCTTCGGCAGAAGATCGCGACCTTTCAGTCGATGAAGATACCGCATTCGCTGCGGACAAAACGTCGCTGGATCGTTGCAATGCCGCGATCACCCGCGAAACCGATCTTCAGGAGCATGAGCGGTCGGCTGGCGTAGTCATCGCCGAAGATGCGCATATCGAAGCCAAGGTAATGGCTGAGAGCGATCCTAAGCGTGGATGGAAGTCGTTCGGCGACTTTGCGCAGGCGGTACGGGCCGGAAGCAATCGCAACGGCACGATTGACGAGCGTTTGACCATCGGCGCAGTCGCTCCCGGTACCTACGGGAACGAGATCGGCGGTGTGGATGGCGGATTCCTTGTGCCTCCGGCGTTCTCGACCGACATTTTCCAGCTTTCGCTTGCCGAGGACTCGTTGCTTCCAATGACGGACAACACCGAGGTTTCTGGTAACGGAATGGTGTTCCCGAAAGACGAAACGACCCCGTGGGGCACGGACGGTGTGCGAGCGTATTGGCAGGTAGAAGCGTCCGTAGCGACGCAGACCAAGCCGAAGTTCGGCATTCAGAATATGCGGCTGCATAAGCTGATGGCGCTTGTTCCGATCACGGACGAACTGTTGGCTGACTCGGCTGCAATTGAGTCGTATCTGCCAAACCTCATGGCTCGGTCGATCCGCTGGAAGACCAACGAAGCGCTTTTGTACGGCGACGGTGCGGGTAAACCGCTCGGTGCGTTGACGGGCGGCGCGGCGATCGTTCAAGCAAAGGACGCGGGCCAGGCAACTCTGACCGTTTCCGCGCTGAACATTATGAACATGGTCGCGCGGCTTCCCCCAGGTAGCTTCCCGAAATCGACCTGGCTGATTACGCCGGACGCTTTGCCGTCGATCTTCACCCTGACGCTCGGCGGCTATCCGATCTACCTTCCGACAGCCGGCGCAACCGTTGGTGGCGTACAGCTTAATCCGTATGGCTCGCTTGCGGGTCGCCCAATCATGATTACTCAGCACGCGTCTGCATTCAGCGCGCAGGGCGATCTTAACCTCGTCGACATGAGCTATTACCGCACGATTACAAAATCCGGCGGTGTTCAGACCGCATCGTCTATGCACCTGTACTTCGACGCAGATGCGACGGCGTTCCGCGCAATCTTCCGCGTTGACGGACAGCCTAAGATCGTGGCTCCTATCACTCAGGCAAAGGGCAGCAAGTTGCTTTCCCCGTTCGTCCAGCTGGCGGCTCGATAACCCTATTCGCCGACCGTCCGAAAACGGTCGGCGATCTCTCACAAGGTGAACCAAAATGGCAATGATTAACGTAAAAGCAACCGAACAGGTTGCAGTGCTCGGCGTCATCACGCCGACCAGCCAAGGCGTCGGGGCTGTCCTTTCCGGCTGGCTGCCCATGGCGAACTTCAACAAAGCGCTTGTGCTTATCTCAGTCGGGGCATTTGGTGCGGCTGCAACCGTAGACGCCACGCTTCAGCAGGCGCAGGACAACGTCGGTACTGGCGCAAAGGTTTTCGCCAACTCCAAAGCGATCACTCAGCAGCTGGCGGCTGGCGGAAACAACATTCAGGTCGAGATCAATCTGGATGCGTCGGAATTTGACGTGGAAAACAGCTTCCAGTTTGTGCAGCTGTCGGTAACCGTTGGTGCAGCTGCGACGCTTACCAGCGCTGTGGTACTCGGGTTCGTCCCGCGTAACGCCCCGGCGTCGGCGAATAACGCGGCTTCCGTCACTCTGATTGTTGGCTAAACCCTGAAAAGGATTGGCCGGGGCGAAATCCCCGGCCTTTTTTATGACTCTACAGATCGTGACGCCGCCAACCGCACAGGCTATCGACCTCGCGGATGCAAAACTACATCTTCGCGTTACTATCCCAACCGATGATCTGCTGATTGGTGCATGGATCGACGCAGCGACGGACTACGCCGAGAACCTGACGCACAAACAAATGGTGGCGGCAAGGTGGAAGCAATCGCTAGACAGCTTTCCCGGCCAGTTCGTGAGTTCCGCGCCGTACGGTAAAGCGTACGCCAGACCCGGCAATGCGATCTACCTAGAGCGCGGCCCAGTGCAGCAAGTCGTGTCAATCCAATACCTGGACACGCAAAGCGTGCTCCAAACCGTCCCGGCATCGACGTATGTGGTCGATTACACGTCCGATCCCGTCCGAATTACTCCCGTTTTCGGCCAGATATGGCCAATCCCCGTGCCGCAGATTGGCGCGGTTTGGGTCATTTTCGACACAGGTTTCGCGGCGCCGATCACTGCATCCGGCAATAACGTCACGGTACAGGGCTGGATTCCGCTAGTTATCGGCAATGTGGTCCGGTTTACGAACAGCGGGGGCGCGTTACCGGCTCCCCTGCTCCCCAAAACCGATTACTTCATCCAATCCGTGCCGTCTGTAGGCGTCTACACGCTCTCCGCGACCTCGGGGGGCGCCTTACTACCGCTAACGACAGCCGGGACCGGCACAAGCTATCTGAGCGGCGTTCCCGAGGGCATCCGGGCGTGGATGAAGCTACGCCTCGCCTCGATGTATGAAAACCGCGAGGAATTGGACGCTGGCGGCTTAATCATGGCGCTGCCTTACGTTGACCGTCTGCTAGACGGCTTCCGAACCTATGAATTCTGAGGTAATGACTATGCAACTCGCTAAAATCGTATCTGCGTTCACCCATAACGGCCAAGTCTTTAGTATAAACGAGGTTGGCTCGTTTTCAGACACGCACGCACAGGAATTGATCGCGCGCGGAGCGATTGACGTAGACAAGCAGACGCTGGCTTATGCGCTCGCGCGCAACACGCCGATTAAGACGGCTGTTTACGAGACCATTATCGACGTGCCTCCCGAGCCCCCGATCTTCGCCGAGCGTCCGTGGCGGATTCCGAGGGAATGAAAGCCGGCGATCTGCGTTGGCTCGTCAATATCGAGCAGAAAACGCTCATAAAAAACACGACAACGGGCGAAGTGACCTATACGTGGTCGCTGTTCGCGTCGGTTTGGGCGGATATGCAGCCCGTGAGCCGTCGTGGCTCGCGGTCGTCGTGGGAGGCGGTAATTGCGCAGCAGATCAGGGCGGAGCGGGTAATTCAGTTCGTAATCCGCTATATCCCCGGCATTGACGAAACTATGCGGGTTAACCGGAATGGCGAATTGTACGACATACGCTCGATTATCAATGTAGACACGCGCAATCGCGAACTTTGGCTGATCTGCGAATACGGACTCTCTGGAGGGTAATTTATGAGCGAAGGTCAAAACGTCAACCGATCCATTCTTGGCAGCGGCATCACGGCCACAGGTCCGGGCCAGTGGGTTCCTGTCCTCCCTGGCGCCAAGACATTCCAGGCGCATATGACTGTCACGTCAGGGACCGGGACCGCAACTGTCTTGATTGAAGCGTGCGTCGATCAATCATTCTTGCCGCAGCAGATCACGTCGCTGTCAGTGACCGACACGACCGACGGTGCGCAGACGACAAATTACGACGCATATGCCTTTCATCGCATGAACGTCACCGCGTTGACCGGCGCCGGCGCTTCGATCTCCACGGAAGCGGGCTGCTAACGCGTGAAGACGATTGTTTGCGTGGCTAGCGGCCCGAGTTTGACGGCTGCGGACGTGGACTATTGCCGAGGTAAAGCCAGCGTTTTGGTCGTCAACGACTGCTATCGGCTCGCTTCGTGGGCGGACTTCATGTACGCCGCTGACGTAGCTTGGCTCGGCCTGAATTATCAGGCTATCGCGGCGCAGTTCCACGGCGAACGATGGACGCAGGACGAGCAAGCGGCCGGCTGGTACGGGATGCACTACATCCGCAGTGTTGACGGGCCGGGACTTAGCTGCGACCCGCCCGTCATCCACCAAGGCGAGAATAGTGGCTACCAGGCGGTGAACCTTGCCTATCACCTCGGCGCCAAGCGAATTTTGCTGCTCGGCTATGACATGGGCGCAACGGGGAATGGTCACTGGTTCGGTGACCACCCTCCCGAGTTGGGCGGGCTGGATGAGATGAAAACGCGCGCGTGGCCTCGATGGATTGCTCACTTCGGCAAGTTAGCCGAGGGATTGGCTTGGGCCGGCGTCGAAGTCGTCAACTGTTCCCGCAGCACAAACCTTGAGTGCTTTCCGCGCATGACTATCGAGCAAGCTCTATGACTCCGGCAATTGAAAAGATGAAACGCGAGCTTGCCGCGTCGGATGTGGCAATAACCGCCATTCTCACGATGCCAGGCGATGATCCGCGCTGGGGGAATGATGCCTTTTGGGGCGGCCGTTGGCTTGCGATGGTTGACCGCTTCTCGAACGCAGTAGAAAAGACCATAAACGCAATGTGCAAGGAAAGCAAAAGGCAAGTAGAGCTAGC